CACATACACAGTTACTCACAGCTTAGGAACACTAGACGTTCACGTTCAAGTTTACGAGCTAGCCACTGGCGAAGAGGTCATGGTAGATAACGCACGTCCTGCAGGCGGTAACACTGTTACAATTTCCTTTGCATCTGCGCCATCTGCTAATGCCTACAGGGTAGTTGTAATCGGGTAATATAAATGAGTACAAAGGCATTAGTACCTCTAAACGTACTGGCGAAAAGCAGCGAGCCTGTTGGCCAACGAGCGGGTGACCTATACTTTGATACTACAACTTTAAAGCTAAGAATATACGACGGCTCACTTTGGACTGACATTGTTGGTACTGGTGGCGCTGGTCAACTTCAAGTAGATGGTGGAAGACCAGCGTCTTTCTATGGCGGAACGCCAGAAGTAGACGGCGGTTACACGTCTTCTACATTTACAGGTTCTTATGATGGAGGAGATTCGTAATGGCAGTTAATATTCTACTACGCAGAGGAACCGCGGCTGAATGGACCGCTTCAAACCCAACCCTTCTTGAAGGTGAAGTTGGTGTAGAAACTGACAGTAAGAAGCTTAAAGTTGGAGACGGGCTTACAGTTTGGGCTTCTCTACCTTATATCACCCTAACTCCAACAGCTGCAGCAAGCCTCTACGCTACAATTGCTAATCCTAGTTTTACTGGCACAGTAACTCTTGACACTGGCGTTACCCTTGTATTTGAAGGCGCAACTGCAAATGCTTATGAAACTACACTAGTAGTAGCAGACCCTACAGCAGACAGAACACTAACTCTTCCAAATTCAACAGGAACACTGGCTACACAAGAACATGTAGCAAGTGAACTAGGAACGCATACAGCAGTAACAACTTCTGTTCACGGTATTGCAGATACAGCAGCGTTGGCAACTAAGGTATATGCAGACGCAGCAGTCACAACACACGAAGCGGATACTACATCTGTTCATGGAATTGCAGATACCAGTATTCTTGTAACAACAACTGGAACTCAAACTCTTACAAACAAGACAATTACCACTCCAGCTGGTCTAGTTAAATCAGATGTAGGCCTAGGTAACGTAGATAACACATCAGATGCAAACAAGCCAGTATCAACTGCTACCCAAACAGCGCTTGACCTAAAAGCGCCACTTGCTTCACCTACATTTACAGGCACCGTTGCTGGTATTACTGCAACACATGTTGGCCTTGGAAATGTTACTAATACGTCAGATGCAAGCAAACCCGTATCAACGGCGCAACAGACCGCTCTTGATTTAAAAGCCAACCTTTCAGGCCCTACATTTACTGGAACAGTTTCTGGCATTACCAAGTCTATGGTAGACCTAGGCAACGTAGATAACACAGCAGATACTGCAAAGCCAGTATCAACTGCTCAGCAAACAGCCCTTGACCTAAAGGCAAACCTTTCTGGAGCAACATTTACAGGAGCCGTTTCTGGAACTAGCTTAACTCTTTCTGGCGACTTAACGGTTAATGGAACTACTACAACATTAAATTCAACAACAATGTCTGTAGATGATAAAAATATTGAACTAGGCTCAGTTGCTACCCCATCAGATGTAACCGCAGATGGCGGAGGTATAACACTTAAGGGCGCAACAGACAAAACCTTTAACTGGGTAGATGCTACAGACTCTTGGACATCTTCAGAGCACATCGACCTTGCTTCAGGAAAAAGCTTAAAGGTAAATGGGACTGCAGTTATTAGCTCAACTGCTGGTGGATTTATATTTACAGACGGGACTCAAACTTTAGAGGGCGTCCCATCACGTACACCAATTATTCAGAAGACAGCGTCCTACACACTTTCAGCCTTGACTGAAAGAGATACTTTAATTGAGGTTGCCAATGCAAGCGCCACAACAATTACTATCCCACTAAACTCAGCAGTAGCTTTTCCAGTAGGAACCTCAATTGATATTCTTCAAACTTCTACAGGACAAGTAACAATTGCAGGAGATGCTGGAGTAACAGTTAATTCAACCCCAGGATTAAAGCTAAGAACCCAATGGTCATCTGCAACCCTATTTAAGAGAGCAACAAATACCTGGGTTGTCTTTGGCGACTTGACAGCTTAAGAAAATATAAGGAAAACTAAAATGGCATCTGGTAAAAGAATAGGTAGAAAGTCACAGGCTTCAAACGACTTTCTAGAGCCGCTTGCGCCAACAATCGGGACTGCTACAAATGTTGGAACAGGCAGAGCATTTAACAATGGCGCTGCCACAGTTACATTTTCTTTGCCTGCTCTATCTCCTGCTGCTACATCGTTTACTGTAACTTCATCTCCTGGCGGATATACTGGAACTGGTGCATCTTCCCCAATTACAGTAGCTGGACTTCAATCTAACACAGCCTACACATTTACCGTAACAGCTACTAACGCTGCTGGAACTTCCCAGGCATCTTCAGCATCAAATTCTATTACAGCAACAACAGTCCCAGCAACTATGTCTGCCCCAACCCCAACTGCTGGAGTTAATCAAAACTCTATTGCTTTTACAGCACCAGCAACCGGTGGTAGCGCAATTACTGGCTTTACCGTAACAGGCAGTGATGCCACTACTGGATCAGGTGCTACCTCTCCAATTACTATTGCAGATACCGCTGACACTTCTCAGACATATACAGTTACAGCAACTAACGCTAACGGAACAAGCGTTGCCTCCCCTGCATCTGGGTCAATTACAACCTTAGCGCCGTTCTTCCCGCCCTTCTTTCCGCCCTTCTTCCCACCGTTCTTTCCGCCGTTCTTTCCACCTTCATTCCCGTTCTTCCCACCGTTCTTCCCACCTGATTTTCCGTTCTTCCCACCGTTCTTCCCACCTGATTTTCCGTTCTTCCCACCAGGTTTTGGGCCAGATTTTCCATTCTTCCCGCCGCTTTTTGGTTTTGGTGCTAAGGGCTCTTTAGGGCCTAGCGTTCTTGTTAGAACTGAAAACGGCCTAGTTCGTGCGTCAGACCTACAGGTTGGAGATGTTATTTTATCTCTAGACATACCAGGGCTACCTCAAAACTTTACAGCTCTAGGCACTACTGCAGAAGATTTAGCGGCACTGTCTTGGGGTACAGACGTACTTGCGTCAGCGACTCCAGCACTTACTACGATACAGAGCATCTCTATTAATGAAAGAGTTGGAGCAATCTCTGTAAATGGAGAACTCTTTACAAGAGCGCACTACCTATTTGTTGAGCGAGATGGGGTTGTAAAGGTAGTAACTGTCCCAGAAATTCTTATTACGGACAAGGTTTATAACTATGATGCAGCAGCATTTGTTGACATATATGACTTAGAGGAGTTGGATGTGACATACTACGCCTATAGCATCAACTGTGAGCCATTTGACCTATTCTGGACAGAGAAGTCGTTAACATTTGATAATATTCAATCAGACTAAGATTGGGCATGCTTAAATCGGACTAAGATAGGGTATAAAAAGTGATTATTCATGAGAACAACGAGTCTACAAAAAAGACGTATGAAAAAGCACCATACCCAGAAGAACTGTCTGGGTCTTGGGTCCGCCTTACCGTATTAGAAAATCATCCAATTCTTGCTGGGTTGAGCTGCGCTTATTTTAATGATGAGTACCCTAGCGGAACAGTAGTAGTGTCTAACTATATATCAGATACGTACCCAGATATATACGCTACTTGGCATGAGGACGGCACAACAAGCAGGTTATTTGTATCCCCAAAACTAAGAAATAGCGGAAAGGGCAGAGCCGCGCTTATTGTTGGGGACCAGCTCGTTAATATGTTCTTTAACAGAGAACTGCAATACGGCTACGGACAGCATAAAAACGGAGATTTTATTGTAAACGGTACCTACGCTCTAGATAAAAAAATAGAAAATAGAGCTGTTGATGACTCTACAATGTTTGATTTTAGAGACGCGGCGTTTCCAGTGATACACTTTGATAAAAGGTTTATAAGATATGAAGAGTAAGTATCGGAACATTAAGGTATTCACAAGCACAATAGATAGCCTAAAAGCCGAAGAAATTATAAACCTAAAGAAGATAACAAGTAAAGAGTTATACAACTATGACGACTTTAAAAAGATAAAGGACGAAGTAGTACACAGCCCTAAAAATATATTTCAAGAGTATAGCTCAGAGACGCATAAAGTATATAAAGAGATATCTAAGTTATTAGACGAGGCCTGTAAGCACTACTCTATCTATAAAGATAGACAGTACTTCTTTATCAAAGGGAAAGTGTTTAAGTACACAGAAAACCACAATAATGAGGTTTTTGATTTTCCAGGGGGCGATGTGCCCGTATTTCACGGGTTTGTAGTACTTGGTCCAGAAAATATAGAGCAAACATATTACGCGGGTACTGATAAAGAGCAGTTCAATTTTAGTAAAAACACAGCCACTCTCTCAGCCCCAACAAACCTTATAAACACCAAGGTTAAAGACCACTGTATGACTATAGAATACTATATAGCCCCTTTGTCCTCTATTGGGCAAAACGACCAAGGACTCTGGGTGCCAATACTGTGAAGTCTTACAGCGTAGACGGGTTTTTAAACCCCAGTGATTTTTCTCAAGTATCTGGCCTTTGTATTGAAAAGACTAAAGAGTTTACTGAGGCTCATTATGCAGCTGGGTATGGGAGATACGGGGTCTTTATAGACTTCCCCAAAGAAATAGAAGATGTTTTTATTGCAAAAGCAAAAGAACATTTTAAGCTAGACGACCTATTAATCACGTACATGCAGTTAGTTAAATATCAAATAATTAATGGAAGTACGCCAAAGCTTACGCCACATATCGATAAGTTACCATGCACCCACATTATTGATTTGTGCGTTGACACAACTTTAAAAGATTGGGGACTTTTAGTTGAAGATACCTTGTTTATAGATAAGCCTAATTCCGCAGTATTTTTATACGGCAATGAGGAGATGCACTCAAGGCCAGAGTACTCATCAGACAACCAAGAAGACTACTCTTTACAGCTTTTTATTAACTTTGCGCCAGCAGACTTTTGGTTTTTTAAAGGGGACTACAAAAAAGCCCTTAAATACGGCGTCCCTACACCAATTATGTATACTGGAGATACAAAAAACATCACTTTAATACAAAAATAGCTATTTAAAATTGGAGTAATTATGAACACGCATGAGGAATACAACAGTCAGTGGCGCAACAAGGATAGGTCAGAGACCGCTTCTAATAGAGTTGCTTTAAAAAACCTAGACCAAGGAGTAACCTCTAAAAACTTAGGGCTAGGCCTAAACGTTTATGAAAACACGTTTTCTCAGGAAGATGCTAAGAGGTATATTGATGTTCTTGAGTCCAACCTATCAACAGGCGGGAAATATAAATGGTCAGAAGCGCAGGTTACAAATTCTACTACCCCAATTAAAAAAGCAAGGGACTGTGTGGACTTTAAGTTTAAACAAGAAAACCTTGGACCAAGAAATGAAACAAATGCTGAGCTTATAGACCTACATGAAGAGATATATCAAAAGCTAAAATACTGCATAGATGACTATGCTAAATATTGGGGCATAAGTGTTGTGTACTACGAAGCGTTTAACTTTGTAAAGTACGATGGGGAAGGTACCCACTTTAACATCCATGCGGATCACGGACCAGCATATAACTGTACGGTGTCTGCTGTTATTTATATTAACGATGACTATGAGGGTGGAGACATACATTTCCCAAGACTTGATAATTTAGTTTATAAACCAAAAGTAGGAGACATTGCAGTCTTCCCCTCAAACTATATCTATGAGCATGCCTCCCTCCCAATGGTGTCAGGGACAAAATATTGCGTTGTTGTGATGACAGACATTAATAAACTAGGGCATAGATAGTGTCTTTGGTTGCCATATTTAGGTCTTTTAGGCCATGGATAGATAAAAAAAGTATCTCTGTCCCTACCCCAACACAAACAGAAATCCCAGAGTGGTATAGGAATGCGGACAGGTTTGCAAAAACGCCGACTGGGGAATACTACAAAGCACCAAAAGAAGTTTGCCCGTTCCCTAAAGAGGGTACAGAGGACGACTACGGAAAGATTCCTACATGGAAAGCGTGCCCTGCTATTCTGGATGCGTTTACAACTGGGTACCTTTTTAAAACTCCATGCGATTTAGTTTTTTATAAAAATAGCCAGGGGGTTATAGATGTAAGAATTGATGACCCTAGGTATAAGGACTTTTGTGCTAAAAGGCCCCCAATGCTCAACTTTGAACATCCAAAAGGGTTTTACCAAAACCATTTTGCTTGGCACTCTCCGTGGGGACTAGAGCTTCCAGAGGGGTATAGCGCATTGTTTATGACCCCGATGAATAGGTTTGATTTACCATTTTTAAATACTACTGGGATTGTAGATTCTGATAAAGTTCATTTGCTTGGAACTTTTCCCTTTTTTATCGCAGAAGGCTGGGAAGGCACGTTACCAGCAGGAACCCCATACATGCAGGTACTCCCGTTTAAAAGAGAAAACTGGGAGCATCAAATAGACATTTTAAACCAACCTGAAATATATGATAAGATGATTAACAACATGAAGTTTTACCGACAGCCTGATGGCGGGGTATATAAAAATAAAGTTTGGTCAAAACGAGAGTATAGATAAGGAACAAAAATGCAAACTTGGACAGAAAAGAAAGACCTTGGAAATGGAATACATGTTTACAAGGGTGTTATAAAGAAAGAATTTGATGTAATAAACAGACTTGAAAATACTCTTGGGTCAGTTGCTGATCGCGGGGAACTATCTCCCGAAGGCAAAAGATATCACTGGAACCCTGCGTATGTGGGATACCAAAAACTAATGCCAGACTATAGAGACTGTGTAGACTTTAAATTTAAGAAAACAGATATAGAGTTAGATAGAAGCGACGATTCTTTAAAGTTACAGGCTTTGTGGCAAGACATTTACGCAGAACAAAAGGCCGCGGTTGAAGATTATTGTAAGTTATACAACATTATGGAGTTAAAGTACTGGGAAGCATTTAACTTTATTAAATACGGACCAGGGCAACACTTTAAAGAGCACCATGACCACGGATATTCTTATAACTGCACAGTATCTTTGGTTGCATACGTCAATGATGACTACGAGGGCGGAGAGCTTTTCTTTAGATTACAAGATTTAAAAGTTAAACCAGAAGCTGGGGACCTGTTTATTTTTCCATCAAACTTTATGTACCCACATCAAGCCATGCCAGTAACCTCTGGAACTAAATACTCTATTGTTACAATGCTTGATTACAGCAAAAAGTTCCACACCCCAGAGATGTATAGCGCAGACGCAGATTAATGTTTAACATATCAGTTGAAAAACTAGATGGGTGCTCGTTTGATATTAACCCTATGTCAATTAAACGGGATTGGATGGAGGCAACTCCAGATAGGCATGCCTATAGATGTTTTCCAGTAACCCAAGCAAACGTAATTGGGTGGAACCTTACCTGCAAAGATGATATTGAGTTTGAGTGGGATGGGATAACGGACCACACAGACCAGCATATAAAAATAATTAGCCCAAAAAGCGCTTATGCTGGAAGAGGCCAGTCATCTATAAGTTTCCACACAGGTTTAGTTTTTAAGACAGACGATAACGTCAGTATGTGGACAATAAACCCGGTAAATTATTTTAATGATGAGTTTGAAACAATGTCCTCTTCAATTAGTACCTCTTTTTATGACAACCCTTTGCCTTTAGCTCTTAGAGCAAAGACTGCAAATAAAAGAGTACTTATTAAAGCTGGAACTCCCATTGCCACAATTATTCCTATATCTTTATCAAATTTAAACGGTACAAACATTGAAATTGTTAAGTACCCCGACCACGATAAAAAAAGATTAATTGCAGGTATGTCATATGGAGCTGCAACAGAGGCAATAAACGTTGAGGGAAAGTGGGCAGATTTTTACAGAGATGCCGTAAATGAAAAAGGAGAAACTTTGGGCGCTCATGAGGTAAAAGCACTAAAATTAGGGGTAATAGACAACACAAAAAGTGATATAATATAAAAATGGAACAAAATAAGGGCTCATACAAGGTAGTTCAAAGAACCCCATCTATAACCCCGTCTGGCTGGTTTGGGGATAGCAAAGACATGATTGTTGAGCTAGAGGGGTTCATGACCCAAGAAGAGATAGAGTTTTTAGAAAAAGCTGCTAAATCTTTAACCATTTGGGACGTTACTCAAAGCCATACAAATGAGAACGGGACCGTTACCTATGACGCTGACTATTGGAAAGATAGAGTCGCGACCACGCCAACCTTAAATAAAAATGACCCAAAGATAGCCCCAGTAATTGCAGGGCTATTTAAAAGACTGAAGCCGATTGTTGAAGAGTTTTATAAAGTAGAAGTTGTCCCTACGGGTACAACTATTGTTAAGTGGCTTCCTGGGCAGTTTCAAAAGCCTCACGCTGATAAAGAGCTTCATGAAGGTCCCGATGCTGGTACCCCTAATGACTTTCCAAACTATGACCTTTCAAGCCTGTTCTATTTAAATGATGATTATGAAGGGGGAGAGCTGTACTTTCCTCTACAAGGTGTGCAGTTTAAACCTAAAAAAGGCGCTGCTTACTTCTTCCCAGGAGACAAAAACTTCATTCACGGCGTTACTGAGATCAAAAGCGGCTTAAGGTTTACATGCCCATTCTTTTGGGAAATAACAAAGCACACAGGGGACAGACAGCCATGAACCTAAACAATAAAAAAAGAATAACAAAAGACATCGTATTGTACGAAGGCTTTTTAGATGCAGAGACTTCGGCCAAGATTGTAAAAGTCTTAGACAAGCACGCAGAGAACGAAACCATATCATGGATGCCAATATCTTTTTATGAGTCATACTCTTCAATACTGCCAAAGGATGACGACCAAGAGGTTATAGATGCTGGGTTACCTCCAACCATTTTTTCAGACATTGAAAGTACAATGTCAGAAGCAATTGCTTCAGTCCACGACCTAGACCCAAAAACAATTTGTAAGATTGGGTACCACACACAAAAATGGGAGCCAGGAGCGTTTGCAAGAATGCACTCTGATAATACAGACGCTGAAGGGAACTCAGGCGCGTTTACAAGAAGCCGATACGCAGGATTTTTATATTTAAACGATAACTTTGAAGGCGGATTACTTAAGTTCCCAGGTCAAAACATAGAGATTAAGCCAGAAGTTGGATTGCTTGCTGTATTTGACGGCGGGTTCAACAATATGCACGAGGTATCTTTAATAACTAAAGGCGTCAGATATACCATCGGTTCTTTTTGGGATGACAGAGAAGAAGACGCATACCCGCAAGAAACTAGGGATATGTGGGCTGCCGAAATGAAAGCGACTAGAGAGAAACAAAAGTTAGAAAAAGAAGAGTGGCAAAAGCTTCTTAAAGAAGGATACAAACTTGATGCTAATGGGAATAAATATAAGGTAGAGGATTAAAATGAAAAAAGAAATATTAAACGAAAAGGTATATTACTATGAAGACAGCGTTAAGAATTTTACTCAGCTAATGGAAACCATTGCTGAGTTAGATGAACTAAACGGTAATGCCCCCTGGGAAACCTGGACAGCGTCAAACGACAAAAATGATGTATATGGGCAAACAAAAGCTTTTGACATTAAGAGCATTAATAACTTAGACGAGCCATACAAAAGTAAAATGTCTTTTATATATAACACTATTATGGAGTCGCTCCATGATGTGTGTAAAGATTTTGCAACGTCGATAGGCGATACAGATGAGCCAAGGCTCTTTCCAGTCTTTAATATTAAAAGATATAACTCTGGGGTCGGCATGGGGGCGCATTTTGACCAGCTGGACGGGGATGAAACATTGAGGTACTCCTTAGTGATGTACCTAAACGATGATTTTAAAGGCGGAGAGATATCATTTAAGCTATCTGAGTATAAAAATATTGGTGAGTTTCCCTCCCCAAGTCTTGACTACGATGTTGCTGTAGCAAAGGGCCAAATTGATTTTGGCATAAAGCCTAAAGCGGGAAGTACTATTATATTTCCATCATCAGCCCCCTACCATCATATTGCTCATCTTGTAAAAACAGGATTTAAATACATGGTTCCCGCGCATTGGATTCATAACAACATGCCGTTTCATAAGAAACAGAGTATGTAATTGAAAACAGCAATTGTAACTGGAGCAAGTAAAGGTGTAGGGCTAGCAACAGTCAAGCTCTTGTCTGAAAGTGGCTATAAAGTCATTGCTGTTTCAAGAGATTTATCTAAAGTCTCTGAGTTAGCATCCGATAATGTTGAGGTGTACAGCCTAGATATTACAGATGCTAAGGCAATAAGGGCCTTCTATGAACACCACAAAAACATAACCCTAGACCTTTTAGTTAATAATGCTGGGGGTGGCGCTGGACCAACTCATATCATAAATGAAACTATGGATAACTTTAGACGGGCCTACGACATAAATGTGTCTGGCCCAATGTACTTGTCACAGCTATTTGTCCCTGCTATGAAAAAGTCAGAGTCTGCAACTATTATCTTTATAACCTCTCTGTGTGGTAAAACGCCTTTTAGAGGCGGCGGAAACTACAGCAACGCAAAAAGAGGAGAAATGGCGTTAGTAGATACCATGAGGATGGAATTTCCAGAGTACGGTATTAAAGTAACAGAAGTTTGTCCTGGGACTATAGATACTCAAGTTGAAAAGAAAGACAACGCATTAACAGCCGAGGATCTAGCGGAAGCTATTAGATGGATTGGCTCGCTTCCAAAGCATTTT